TAAATTCGCAGCCAAATCTATTGCTTTCTCAGGTGACATTACTTTATCTGCAATATCAAACACGTTTTGCATGTTCATTCTAAATTCAACAGATTTCTGAACCATTCTATTTAATCCTTGAACACCATTTTCAAAACCATATTGATTTATTTTTCCGATATTTTTCTGAAACTCTTCTGTTGTTTTTCTTATGTTTAAACCTAACGTTAATGAAGATTTACCACCAGCGTTAATATTTTCTAATGTTTTTTCCGCTCCAATACCAACAAGTTCAAAACTTCTTAATATTGGGCCCATTTCTTTCATATCACCTACGAATGCTCTTGATGTTACTGCCATGTTTTCCATAACAGATTCATTCAATGTAAAAAATCTTCCCGTTTCTTTAGTTGCGGATATTGCGGTATCAGCTAATTCATCGAATGAATAACCCATCCCTTGGACACCGTCATACGCATTTACAATATTATCTCTATAACCTCTTGATAATTCTTTTCCAATACCAATTTGACTATTTAACTTATTTCTTAATTCAACTTCTTTATTTACAATGTTCACCATTCCTTCGTAAAGATTTGATAAACCAGTTGAAAAAAGACCTTTTAATCCATCTTTTAATGATTGACTACCGAATAACGCCTTACCAATTGATACCGCAGCATCAGCAATTTTGTCAGCACCAATTAATTCAGACGATGCCTCTGAACTTATCATCCCATATCCTGTTGTGAATCCTTGTACAGATACCGCTTTAGAAATTACACCCGAACCTCCCGTATCGGGTTTTGGTGAACCACTTATTGGAAACTTTTTATCAAGTTCTTTATAAAATTCGGTACTATTGAGATTGTGACCTGCAGCAACATTAATATTAAAATTTTTAATCGCAGTTTCTCGATTATATGAACTATTTATAATATCTCTAACTGTTGGTAATGCCATACCTATAAATACTATTTAGATGTGTTTTCCAATTCAATCATGTAACTGATATAATATCTCCTAATGTAAATGGGCATAAGAAGGATATCTCGATATGAGAATCCTCTTTTAACTAAAAATAAAATCTCGTCTAATTGACCTTTACTATAATCCGTAGAAAGGGCGAAAAAATTCTACCCCGAATCCAATTTCAACTTGGATTGTGTCTCCTGACGGGGTCGTTACTGTTTTTTTAAGATCTAATGATGGTTTATTTTCTTTGACAAATTTTCTGAAATCTTGTGAATCTTTGATTGGTAGATTTTGAACAAAATTATGTATGTTCATCATTTCTCTATTACTAGCAACAGATTTAATCATCATTTCTAATTCTTTTGTTACAAGTGGAGCGACTCCATTACCATTCCAACTTTTTTCTATTTCGTCAAGTTCTCTTTGTTGTTTTTTAGTTAAAAACTTAAAAGTGACTTCTACTTTAGATTTTTCCATGAAGTATTTGAATTCACCATTCTCATTTGGTGTCAATCTGAAATCTCTAAACTTAACTTCACTTAAATCAACCTTCGCAGTAAATGCTTCGCTTGTTTTTGGATCGGTTACGTAAACATTGAACTCAGGTCCAAATGCTGTGTTTCTTAAAAAGATTAAGACAGCTTGTCTATCTTCATCAACTAAATCGTCTGTGTTAAAATCTTTATCTAAAATTTTTCTTTTTAGTAACTCATCTACCACAGTATTACTTTGAATTAGGTTTTGTGCTGATAATATATTTTCATCAGCTGCGGTTAAGTATGCAACTCTTAAAGATTTTTTTTGTATTGTATAATGAATACCTCTACTTGGTAATTCTACAACATCATATGCAATTGTTGGGTCTACTACAAATTGTTCCATATAATAAAATATATTCAATAACTATTTGAATGTAAAGTTTTAAAATAAAAAAAGGTATCCTTTTGAGATACCTTATTTTTGACAGATTTATTATTTTAGTAAACTTGGATACATCTGTCCATTCTAAGTGAACATACGATAGTGGCAATTTCATCTCTTGAATAATCTAAATCACCGAAGTTTAAGTCGGTAATAAATGTACCTTGTAGAATCCACTTTTCAACCACAACACCTGTCGGGTCAAGCATTTCTAATTCAATGTCTTTTTTATATCCAGCAGCGTATCCCATACGACCTGTTACTGATTCTGCATGTAAACGGAACCATTCCATTAACGCCTGTGAAGCCGATGGACCAATCGGGTCCTTAAAGGTTACTCTCATTTCCTGCCATTCGAATCTTCCTGCAACATACGTCGATGTATTTAAGAAGGGGATAGCCACAGAGTTGATTTTAGCACTTGGTCTAGCCGCTGATGTTACATACCATTCATTGATACCCAAGGATGACGGGAATCTAACGATGAATCGGTTTTGTCTCTTCGGTTCATAAGGAACCGGCATTTTCATTAATAAATCTGCCATTTTGTATTTGTTAAGTTTTTAATTATTCTTTATTCCTATAAATATATTCAAATCAAGAAATATTTTTTTTAAACTATATTTGATTAAATACTTGATTTTATCAAAAATTTTAGTTAGTTTTTTACTAGTCCCAGTATCCAGTTCTAGAATATTTCTTAACTTATTAATAAATACTAGAATATCTGGTTCCAGCATACTGGATTGTATATAAAAGTATAATTATTATAAAAAATGGTTCCGCGTGGAACATGTGAAACAAAAAAAGGGAATCCAACGGACTCCCTTTTTATTTTTATATATTCTCTTATTAAATGTTATCAAAAGATGCACCTGTAGGTGTAATAATGAATTCAACATCAATAAATTCAAGAGAACGAGTTGGTTTAATGTATATTTTACCTCTAAGTGTGTTAGAATCAATATCCTCTGGATCATTAGAAACTGTTACACGGAAGTCATATAAACCTCTTTCCTTCTTAATTGACTCAAGAATTGGATTTACCAATCTCAAGAATTCATTTCTTACCTGATCATCGTTTTGTTCAAACAACAATCTAACCGCCACCGCCGAAATCAACTTTCTTGCTCTTAATAATAATCTTCTTACGTTAATTCTATCAAGTGCAGATTCTTTCACTTGAAGGGTTTTATTACCCCAAATTATTGTTCCTGTATCGGCGTAAGTGGCTATTGGGTTAATTCTGGCTTTATATAAGTCGTCCCTTTCGTCTAAAGTTAATTTTTTGTAGGCCTTTATCGATTTTACCAAACCTCTTGAATATCCCGCCACAGCAAACCAAGGAAACGATACATTATCCGTTAACGCTATATTTCTTAGAACTTCTCCTGTTGGGGGTATGAACAATTGTGTCGCATTGTCCCCATCTCTAACCTGAATCCAAGGCCAATATGTGGCTGAATAGTTACTATCAATCGATGCGCTGTCCAAACTATCAATTATTTCATCTGAAGTGGATAGGTTAGGTGAATTCATTACATATAGTGAATCCGCTCTATCATTTTCAATCATATCGATTGCTTGAGTTACTAATGAACTGTGGTCAAGGAAGTTAATACCTGGAGTTGCAAATACGTTAATATCAACCGCCTCAGGGTTTGAAAATGTTTCGATACCCTCTAAGTATGAGTAATAGTCGGAATTTCCTACGGTTGAACTAAAAACACCTCCATTAGCTGTATGTCCACTTACATATACATTCTTACCGAATATGAAAGCATCTCCATTAGTTCTAACGTTTCTGTATATATCCCATCCATCACATCCACCAAATACCGCAAATGTAAACTTACGGAATGAAGAGTTTTCCAACTTATCCTTATCTGAACCCTCTAAATCATATGGTGTACACTGAAATGTTACTCCTGTTATAGAAGATGCGTTTGTTGATAAGTGGAAACCAAAAGTTTCTGTTAATGCTCCTAATCCTTTATATTTCAATAAGTCTCTATCAAAACCAACTTGAGATGATAGACCTAAGGAAACCTTTCTTACTTTGTCACCATTTGATAGAACAGGTGTACCGTCTACTTCATAAGATATTACATCTCCCGCATCAAAGTATTCGGTTTTGTATAAAACACTACCTAATTTATTTCCACTACCAAATGCTCCGTTATTTTTAAATCCTTTGAAACCCGCAGGGAACGCGTCGGCTGGGTGATTATCCGCCATAGATAACATAATGTATCTTGAACGTAATTCATATTCACCATCTGAGGTTCCAACTTTTTTAGCAACATAACCCGGTAAGTCAGGATTCATATTACATCTTGTAAATTTCTCTAACACAACGATATTATCGTCAGAATCATTGAAATCTCTAACTATTAAATCAAAATCACCACTATCTAAATCGATGTTTTGAACCGTTATTTTAACTTGGAAGTTTGCCGCTTCACCATCTGAAATTGTGATAACTTCAAATAAATTTGAAACCTTTCCACCACGAACTTCAGAAACAACCATAGGAGATATTGTAGTGTCCCACTGACCCAAGAAGTTGTTAGCGTCAGATTCTTCCACAACCGTTGTACTCAAACCTCTAATTAAACCCTTATCAAAAGCAGATTTTAAAAGAGACGAATAAACTTCGTGTACATATAAAGGAAAATCCGATTTTGATTTATCAAAAACTTCATGACCTAAAACTTTGGTGATGAATTTTGTTGATGTTGTGTCTAATGAACAAGTAAATGATTTTGCACCACTTGTAGAACCTGTTACATTTAAAGTAAACTCACCTAAAGGATTACCTGTGATATCACCCGAAATACTTACAGTTGAACCCGTAACTTCTAAATTTAATGTTTGACCACTATAAGAACCTCTTGATCTAAGAGCGGCTACTACAACGTCATGATAATCTGAATTCAAGGACGCGTTGTATTCATATCT